TTGTTCTTTCATCTTTACATGTAATTACAAAACAAGAATCATTGAACCACTTCATTCAAGATGTGCTGTCATTGATTTTGGTCTCAAGAACGATGAGAAGGCTTCTATGGCATCTCAATTTTTCAAAAGATTACAAGGCGTCCTTCAAACTGAAAAGGTTGAATTTGATGATAAAGTAATTGTAGAGTTGGTCAAGAAACACTTTCCAGATTTTCGTAGAGTATTAAATGAGTTACAAAGATACTCACAATTTGGTAAGATTGATGTAGGTATTCTCGCACAAATAGGTAACATTCAATTACAAGAAATTGTAAAGCATATTAAAGCTAAAGACTTTGGTGCAATTCGTAAATGGGTGGCGACAAGTGATTTAGATTCTAATAGTGTGTTTCGTCAAATCTATGATTCATTATATGACTTTATGAAACCACATTCAATACCACAAGCTGTTTTAATTATTGCAGACTATCAATACAAGAACGCATTTGTAGCTGATACTGAAATCAATTTGGTCGCCTGTTTAACTGAATTGATGGCTAACTGTGAGTATAATTAATGTTTCATTCATTATTAGTTGATGGTGAATTAGAAGAATTCTTATCAAATAAAATCTTATCAATTGAAAATAAAAATAAAAAATGGATGAATACTCTATTTGAAAAATATTATATTTTAGACGCACACTCTAAAGGTGAATTTGGTGAGAATTTTATTAAAAAATGGTTAACTTTAAAAGGACATCAAATCACAAAACGAAAAAATACTGGACACGATTGTCTTGTTGATGGTATTAAAACTGAAATAAAATTTAGCTTAGATGGTGTTATTAATCATGTTGCAACACATAAAGATTGGGAAAGAATTATATTTTGTTTTATAAAGATGCCAGAAGAATATTCATTATTTCTCTACATGGAAAAGAGTGATTTTATTCAACATATCAATGGTGATGATTCAGTATTTGGTAGGCAACAAGGTGGTAAAAATGGTAAAAATGATGACTATATGTGTGGTGAAAAAGATTTAATTATATTAAAATCAACGAAACAGGCTAAGTGTATGTCAGAGTGGATACCAAAAATCCCAAATAATAGTTTTGTTGTTACCAAAAGAAAAACAATAGAAGATTATGCGGTTTGAAGATGAAGATCCAGCTAAAAGAAACAGTCTACCATATCCAATGGATGTTGGTTCACCCAAGTTTGAATTAGTTCCAGTCAAATCACAAAAAGACCACATGCTCAATATTGCACGATTGAGCGCCCAGCAAGAATATGATAGAATTATGGAATTGGTCAATGTGCTAAGAAAGCAAGCCGACCAAATCAAAAAAAGATTAGATTTAACTGATATGATTTATGATGCTCACTATGAGTTTCAAGTAGTTCATGGGCAAACATATTGGTTAATTTATCACAAAAGAACACAAAGAAATATATTAAGTATTAATGGCCCAAAATCTTGGATTTCTGGACCACCCTTTGATTACGAATATATATGTGCTGTTAAGTCATTAGGTGACCACACATGGATAGAAGTTGAAAGCGAGAATAAATGAGTCCGTTTGATTATGTAAATGCTATATTACAGAATAAAAAGAAGTTAATCGTTGATGAGTTGACAGAGAAATCTTATGCACCATTCTTGGTCAACCGAAGTCTATCATATCATAAAGACTGTATATTCTATGCAAACGAAATGAATCGTTACCATCAGATTGATAAGAAGTTGCAGAATGATTTTTTACTAAATATAGTCAGGTCACAAAAGAGACCATTTGCCAAGTGGGTTAAAGCTGAGAAAAGTGAAGATTTAGAATGTATAAAGCAAATCTTTGGTTTCTCTGAATCAAAGGCTCGTGAAGCCGTCCGCTTGCTTAGCAAAGAACAAATCCAAAAATTAAAAGAACAAACCGACATCGGTGGATTGAGGAAGTAAAATGGTTGATTTGAGTAAGTTCATTGAAATTGTTTTCAATGAACCAGATGATTTTCTTAAAGTTCGTGAAACATTAACACGAATTGGAGTATCATCTCGTAAAGAAAAAGTTCTTTACCAGTCTTGTCATATTCTACATAAACAAGGACAATATTACATTGTTCACTTCAAAGAATTATTTGCATTAGATGGCAAACCGTCCAATATATCAGAAAACGATATTCAAAGACGAAATGCTATTGCTAAACTATTGGAAGAATGGGGTCTAATTAAGATATTAAACTCTAAACTATTAGAAGATAATATTGCACCACTTCACCAAATTAAAATCATCGCTTTTAAAGAAAAGGATGAATGGAGTTTAATTCCAAAATATAATATTGGTAAAAAACCACAAGAATATTAGTCAATAAGACTAAATATAACCGTGATGCCTTAGGGGTCACATTTTGAAAACTTGCTTATTTTAAGGAGAAAGCTATGACATTAAGTCGTTTAACACCATTATATCACACAACATTAGGTTTTGAAAACTTCTTTGACGAAGTTGAGAAACTATTAAATTCAGATTTTAAAACCACTCCAACCACATTTCCACCACACAATATTCTAAAACTAGACGATAACCGTTATGTTGTAGAATTAGCTGTGGCAGGCTTCAGTAAAGAAGATATTGATGTTTCTGTAAATGATGGTGAATTGGTTATTAAAGGTAACAAAGAAGACAAAGCCGAATCAGGCGAATACCTACATAGAGGTATTGGTCTTCGCTCTTTCACCAAGACTTTGCGTATCGCTGATACAGTAGAAGTTAGAGGTGCAGAGTATAAAGATGGTATTCTAAAAGTTGGTTTGGAGAATGTTATTCCTGACCACAAAAAGCCTCGTAAGATTGAAATTGGAAAAGAATTAAACTTCTATAAACCAGAACTTCTTAACGAACAGGCGAAAGCAGCATAAAAGATGGGGGCTTCGGCCTCCACCTTAATTTTAATAATGAATGGAGTATATTATGTTTGGTTCTGATAAGAACTTTAAGATGCCAAAATCTGTTAAAAGGTTAATGGCAAGTTTTGGTGGTAGAACGAGAATTGAATTTAAGCATGCGATGATTAGAGCTATTGTGACCGCAGTTAAAGCGCCACCTAGACGAGACCGGAACCAAAAAGAAGATAAGGATCATTAAAATGGATTTAACACAAAAACTAAGCGCAAACTTTTCATTAAATGAATTGACAAAAAGTGAAACAGCTCTTCGCCATGATTTAGATAATACTCCGCCACAAGAAGTTGTGGATAATTTAAGAACACTATGTGAGAATGTTTTACAACCAGTTCGTGAAGGATATGGTATTGCAGTTAAAGTGAATTCTGGTTATAGAGCGCCAGAGGTTAATGCAGCTGTAGGTGGTTCTAAAACATCTGACCATTGTAAAGGTCAGGCCGCAGACATTGAAATTCCAGGTGTGCCTAATGCTGAATTAGCGCAATGGATTAAAGACAATTTAGATTTCACACAATTGATTCTTGAGTTTTACACACCAGGTATTCCAGATTCTGGTTGGGTTCATGTATCTTATGATGCTAATAATTTAAAGAAACAAGCTCTAACAGCGGTAAAAGAAAACGGCAAAACAGTTTATAAACCAGGATTAATTGCCTAATTTAAACAGATAAACAGTAGTAGTAGTTAATGATTATCAGTAGTGACTTTTAGCTGAAAGTGTTATAAAATATGGATGTTAGTGTAAAAAACTAACGATAAAACTCAAGTTAGACTTTGAATGACCGAGATAAAGGCCGTTCTCTCTAATGATTTGGTTTATAAAATAAACTTTATAAATCTAAGGAGAAATACCATGTGGACAACACCATCAGCTACTGAAATGCGTTTTGGCTTTGAAGTGACCATGTATGTAATGAACAAGTAATTTTTGTTCTTACTACGCAAACCCCACTTCGGTGGGGTTTTTTATTTGGAGTTTACCGTGAGTAAGATTACAGGATTCACAGCATCAACTTTTGATTTGCTTCATGCGGGTCATATTCTAATGTTAGCGGAAGCTAAATCTCAATGTGATTATTTAATTGTTGGTTTACAAACCAACCCATCTATTGACAGACCACAAATTAAAAATAAACCAGTTCAATCTATTGTTGAAAGATATGTTCAATTATCAGCTGTAAAATATATTGATGAGATTATCGTATATGAAACAGAAAGAGACCTTGAAGACTTACTCATGTTTCTACCGCTCAATAAAAGATTCATTGGTGAAGAATATCACGGTAAAGATTTCACCGGTAAACAAATTTGTGTTGACCGCAACATAGATATAATATACAATTCAAGGACACATCGTTTTAGTTCTACTGAGCTTCGTCAAAGAACCTATCAATACGAATTAGAAAAGAAAGCATAATGGCATTCCTAGTCCACAATTTACCACCAATTCAATGTTATGTAAAGAAGGAGTTTCTCTATGACTTTGAAAAAGGCTTTGGTGAATATGAACCTTGTATCTGGATGACGATTAAGTGTATTAAAGGCCAAGCATTTCGTATTGAAGCACTATTGCCCAACTACGGCGCCATTTATGATAAGCTTCCTTTACATGCTTTTGTATCAAGGCAAATAGACCTTAAAAATGCAACTTTACCTTTGGATTACTTGCAAATTTGGGACTGTTTGAGTTATAATATTACTGTCATTGAAAAAGATAATTTACGAATGTTAAAATGTAAATTCTTGGACAAAGACAGAAAATGGCATTATGGTGAGTATATGTTCACCGTAGATTTTTGCCAAAATGACCCTGGTTATTTGAACACAGGATTTTCAGAAACAGTAGAAGAACATAAGAGCTATAATTTTATTAAGTTGGACAATGGACAGTTCGCTGCTCAACCAAATAATAAAACTTTGTTCTATGATGCTTCTTTAACAGTACCTGAATTCAAAACACCAGATTTTAAAATAGCGACAAAGTTGTATTCGGTAGAAAAAAATGCTAAACACTCTGCCAGAAACAACAATGATTTTTTCTATGACTTTAAGGAAAGAAAAGAATGAACACTCGTGAAGTAGCAAAGAAGTTGGCCATTGAACATAAAATGCCTCGTGCAGACCGTTATGATTTATTCTTCCGTGAATATGATAACATGGTTGAAGTTGTTGGATGGATTCAAGATCCAACTCATGATATGAATGAATTTAGGGGCCGTGAGATGTTATACCCAAAAAGATGGGTTACTATCGGCGTTTTACCAGCAAGTTTAACAATTGGATTATAATATGAAATTAAAGTTAGTCACACTTAAAACAACACAAACACTTATCGGTGAAGTTGATTGTAGCGATAAGAATGAAATTATCATCAAGCAACCCGTTCAGGTAATCGTTCAACCATCAAAAGATGGCACAGTTATGGGGTTTGCACCATTTTTAGAATTCGCTTCTGAATTCAGAACAGGTATTAAAATTTCAATGGACAATGTTTTATGTCTTACTGAGCCTGTCCGTGAATTAGAGAATCAGTATAATAAGGTGTTTGGTGTAGGTATTGAAATTGCCTCAATTATTCCAAAAGTGTGATATACTCCTTGAATGTCAAATTATTACACAAGTGCCATAACTTATGGCAATCAAATCCTTTATCGTGGAATATCCAACGGTCAACAAGTCAAGCGTAAAGTAGCATATAAACCCATTCTGTATTTACCATCTAAAAAGGTGACAGAATGGAAAACGCTTCATGGTGAATATGTTGAGCCAATGAAGTTTGAGAACATTCGTGAAGCTCGTGATTTCGTTAAGCGATATGCTGAAGTAGATAACTTTAAGATATATGGCAACACCATGTATCAGTATGCCCTTATCGCTGAACAACATCCTGAA